ATCAAGCAGCTGCATACACCTCTCTCGCATTATGTTCGCTGTGTCGAGCTGATTAATCATCTCATAGACTCTTGCCGCTGTGCAGTATGCGTGTGCGTTTGCGAACGCATGAGCGTTGAAAATCTCATCTTCTGTGATGTCTGGCTCGTCTTTAAGATGATCTCTAATGATCAAAACCAGCTCATCAAGTGCAGCTTTGATTTGTGGATTAAAGCTCGACTGTCTGCGAGGTATCATGTCAGCTAATTGAGGAAAGATGCCTACAAGGTCATCGTGCGACAGCCCTGTGTCAAATGGTCTAGGTGTGACCTTAAGCTGTCCCTTGTCAATGCGTCGCTCAGTATTCTGCCCTCTGTCGATGGTATAGCTTACGGTGTAAGGATAATAACCAGTAACATCGGTAATGGCTGTCGGTATGTCTGCAGACCACATGCCGAAGACGAGCAGCGCGCTTGAGCTTAGATCGATCTCGCGAGGTAACGGCTCGGCGAGAATCGCAGTCGTGCCCACCATTCGCACAACACTGACAGCATAAATGCAGTCGCCTTCTGTGACTAGATAAGCCTTTATCTGGTCTGCCTGTAGCGCTGTCGCTTGGCTGTTTACAGTCAGGGTGCGTCTATCGTTGGCGATCGCTGATACTGTCGCATCTGCTCTGCTCGCTGAAAGCGTCGCAGTCTCGCCACCGACAACAAGGCTAGGGCTTGCAGATAGAGGGCCGGGCGCTATCCACTCAAATACCTGAGTCAATCCAGTAATCGTTTTAATCATCGTTTGCCCCCTTTGTTAGCGTCTGCGATGTCGCCTGCGTCTGCCTTGTCAAGCCCTGCCGCTTCTAAAAAGCTTTCAGTGATTGGCGACCAACTGTGCCGACAATTATAACCGCCGCCTGATGTTAGCACAGCTAAACCTTGCCCATTGTCTAGCCGTCGCATCTGTCGAGCGTCTACAACCTTATTAACTAAGGGTCTGCAAAAGTCGCGTGTTATTCCATCAATCGGGCCTGTATAAAGATATAAGTCTAACTCGTACGTTTGCGCCGCGCTTGCTGTCACGCTTCTGCCGTATGAAGACAGCTGAGTGCGTGCGACTGTGAGCTGTCTACCTGTTGAGCTCTTAAGCGCCTGCTCTAACGATGTGATCGCAGAGCTTTGCGTTACGCCTACAGTCATGCTCTGTAGAGCTGATCTGACAGCCGCTAAAGAGTCAGGTAGTATGACATCTTCAAAAACATTCTGCGCCGCTGCGATACCTACCGCTTCAACGTCTGGTATGTCTGATACTTCTGCGCCTGCTACTATTACTCTAATAGTTTCAAGCGCTGCTTCTGTGATCTTGCCTTGTGCATCAATGAAATCATCGACAGCCAAGCCTAGACCACTGCGCACGATCAACTCTAAGAGCTGATCGCGTCTCAGGGTTAAAAGCTGCTCAGGCGATGTGAGCTCTACAGCAGCTTGAAACCCAAAAAGCATCTCGCGCTTTGCTCTCTTAAGAGCTCGGCGCATCTGAGCTTCTGCTGCTACTTCAACAGTAAGCTCATTAATTTTAGCTCTGAGTATCTCAGTGATCGCTCCAGATGATGCACGCTCCTGCGCTCTGAGATCATCGATCGCCTTTAAATCAGCGTCTTCTCTCTCAGCGAGCAAGGTTGCATGAGGTCGACCACATGAGCAGAGCAAGCGACCTCTAGAGGCAGTCTGTTAAGACAAAGCCAAGATCGCCATCTACGACCTTGTAAAGGTGTGACTCATCTGCCCAGACATTGCGGCGAGTCATATCTAGCTCGTCATACTGACCAGCCTTCACATCTTCAAAGACCATGTTAGCAGCAGCAATCGGGCCCATGCGTACACCTGAGCGAGACTGCACAGCATCAGAGCCGCGCAGGATGCCCATAAACAAGGTGTCTTCAGTCCAGATATATGACTCGTTAGAGGTTGCACCTGCTACCGCTGTGTCTTGGCGAGCTTGCCCGACAAGAATATTAGGAATGCCGAGGATATCGCGAAGAGTGTTAATCACTGCCTCATCTTGCAGAATGAGGTTACCGCTCGCGACTCCTGATGTACCAGACTGAAAGAACCCTCTAAGCTCTGGCGAGCGAGCGAGAGATCTAAAGAGGCTACGACCTAAAATAAGGCTGTCAGGTGTAATACCGTGAGCGTTCTCAAAAACTACGTCTTTGAGCTCATGCAGATATGTGAGAGGTGTTGAGCCTGCTGCGTCAAACTTAGCGCCGAACTGTGCGGTACTTGTCGCAGTGTTGAAGTTAGCACCATCAAAGAGCACGTCTGCTGCTCGCTTCTCTTTTGCGAGCTTCATTACTCGGCTAACCTTTTTGACAAGGCGAGCCTCTTCAGAGCCTGGATACTGCGAGTCTGCGATGTCTTCCATAGCGATGGAATCTTGAGCACCGTAATTCTTGCAGAAGTAGGTTGTATTGGTGCGATCAAAGCCACCGATACGCACACGGCTCGCGCCTGCTGCACGCTCAAGATCGAGCCCTGCGCCTGCGCCCATGAAGTTGCGACTTGTCTCGATCAGAAGTGTGCCTGAGCGCTGTGGTACTCGTACATTTTCGCAGACTCTATCTGCAATCAGTTGAGCGTCGCTTGGCACAGCCTCTGCAACGAGGTTGCTTAAAATCTCATCTACTGGGTGGATATTGCGATATGAACTAGCCATTTAGATCACCTCCTTTAAGCGAGTGGAGCAAGCCCACGGTTGAAACAGACAAGGATCTGCTCATTTGCCGAGGCGCTAAGTTGGTTAATGTTTGGCACTGTAAAGCCGATTGGGTAATGAGTAGACGAAGCAGCCTGCACAGCTCCGGCAGTTGTTACGCTTAACACAGTGTCAGAGGTGAGAGTAAGCGAGCCGCCTGCAATCACGCGAGTTAATCCTGAAATAACAACGTCAACGGCATCGCCTGCGCTGCCTGCTCGCTGTGCTACTCCAATGATAGTGTTTGCTGTTGGATCGGTTGCGACTGCGATCTTGCCAGCGCTATCGATAGCAACCAGCGCGAACTCTGTCACAGCAGATGCGCAGATAAAAGTGTTGATGATCTGATTCATGCTGATCACTCCTTTAGTTAAAGACGCTGTTATAAGCGTCTGGGTTTGTCTCACGATAAATGCTTAACGCCTCAGAGAAGCTGATGCTTTTCTCAGTGGCGAGCGCTTTGACTTGCTCGGCGAGGGTGGCTTTGTTGAGCTCCTCACCGCTTGCCCCATGCCCGATCTCGGTGAGAGGTACAGCGCTAGCAGGTGAGCGCTCGCTGAACATCTGCCAAAACTCAGGCATTTGCTCGCGCACGTCCCAAGCCCTCGCGGCTGCGTCTTGCTCTGCAGGTGACACCTTGCCCTCGCGTAGCAAGCTTGATACAGCCTCACGGCGCATTACGTCGCGCTTCTCTGCCTCGATAACCTCAAGGCGCTCTGAGAGCTTGCTGTTTTGAGCACGCAACTGCATGACCTCATTTAGCAAGTTAGGTGTAGACTCGCTCAACTGTGTCGCCTCGCTCAATTTGTTTTTCTTGTCGTCGTCATAGCTTGAGCCCATAGACTCTTGCTCTGCCTTTTTATCCTCTTCGGCTGGCTTCTCTGCCTTCTCTTCGGCTTCGAGCTCGCCTGAAAGCGAGGCTTCTGCCTCGTCTTTCATGTCCTTAATCTTTTGCTCAAGCTCTTTGACCATCGCATCTTTAGCAGCGAGGGCGCTCCGGAGCTCATCAACTGACATAGACCCTAGATCCATGATCGTCTCCTTTTCTGTGAGTGTTACCCTGCTAATCTTATCATGCGATTGGGCAGGTCTGGGTGTAAGAGTGATCGCGAGCAGTTGAGCATCGCCAACCTTTTCGCCACCGGCTCGATCAAATATCTCGCCATGTAAGTATTCAGGCGACGACCAAAGCACGCCGCCTGCATCTTCAACGACTTTTAAGCCGCGCTCGTTATAAGCTGGCACAGCATACAAGCCATCCTCTCTTAAATCGAGATCTACTATCATGCCGAGTGCGTTGCCTGACTCAGGTGGCGCAGGCGTGCCGCCGTTAAATGGCGAGGTCGCATGCTGCCAGTCTATAATCACAGGGTCGCTTGATCTGCGCTCATAATAGACTCGCACCATCTCCTCAAGCAGCTCATCAGACACAGCCGCGCCAACTGCCTCGCCATTCATGCGCGAGCTCACTTGACCTAGCGCTAGTGTTTTAAATGGCTTGCCGACGGTTAGACCCTCTGGCACTTCGTACGCTGGTCGCTCACTGAGCTGCACAGCCTCGCCATATGCTCTAAGCGCTGTCTTTTTGTCTGCTGCGTTCATTTGATCAACCACCTTTCGCGACCAAGTATAACCGGCATCGCCGCCCCAGCCATCCCAGGCCTGACGACCTTTACCGTAATCTGCCCAAGTGCTGCCTTTTTTGTCGATCTCATGTCGAGTAAAATATGCGAGCATGCGTCTAACGGTTTCAGGCGATAACTTAACACCATTAATCAGATCGCGTGCGCGCGCAATGCCTACGGGTGTCATACCTCGTTGACTCTGAGGCTTCTGCGCTCGTCTCCTCAGAGATCTTTCGGCTGCCTTGCGAGCACCCTGTGGGGGTGTAAAGTCTATATGATCATACTTTTTAGGAGTAAGCAGAGCCGCCTCGCCTTTGGCTTCTGTCTTTTGAGGGTGTCCACTTGGCAACAGATCGAGGTCGCCTGTGTAGGCTTCCTTGCGCTCGCCTGTACCAACGAGCTTTAAAAAAGCTTTGACTCTTCCATAGCTCCACTGGTTGCGAGTCATGCCGGGCCTGTGTGATGTCGAGAACGCACCAGCGCCTCGGCGAAACACTGCCTTGACTGCACCAATATCAACCTTTTTAGATTTTGATTTATAGCGATCGTTGTGCTTGTCGATCATGTTACGTAGCGCGCGCTCGACTGCCTCGCTTATCTCTATGCTGCCTCGCTTGCCAGATGCCGAGCCCTTTGGGTTCTTGTCGCTGCCCTTGATTTGGTCGCGCTTGGGTGCAGGTGTCTGAGCTTTAGTGCGCGCCATCGCGTCGCCTCCTCTGTGCTGCTTCTGCTAGCGCAGCGATGCCGCTACTTGCGCTTACTGTTCTCTCGATGGCTGATCGCTGTGCCTCCTCTGGTAGGTCGCCAGCTCCGAGTCGTTCCCTTATAGCTCGCTCGAGCTCGTCGTCTGGTGTCAGTAAACCTGACGTAACAAGCTGTGGAAGCATTGCGAGGCTGTTTGCGAGGTCGTCTGTGTCGAGCCCTGTGTGTGTTAATCTTGGCAGCTTGCTTGCATCGACCGGCCCGTAATTCCATCGGATCAACCTCCCTATCGTACCAGCTCCTCTTCGGTCTACACCCGAAACAGCAGAGGCGACGATATCGCAAAGATTAATCGCCGCTCGTCTAAATACAGACAAATGAACCTCGCCGACTGAGCGCGCGCCTGTGTCTGATATGCCGAGGTTTGCAAACTGAGCAAGGAAAGCTTGAGAGATTTGATTGTCACACTCTTTAATGATTTCAAGAGGCCCTTGCGCGTATAGGTTTGGAGCGCTCGCATATTGATCAAAGCTGACAACAGGGTTATCGATCAAGTAACTCTGCTCTGCACTGAGGAAAGCTTGGGCTTGTGCTTCTGCATCGTCGATCATGGCATTAATATCAGAGTCAGTTAAGCCCTGCATCTCCGCGGCAGATCTATCAACCTTGACTCTAGGCGTAGGTGTTGCCCAACGATCAGCACCCACACACATTAGATTAGCGATGCGCTGTTTAGTGCGCCACCACCACCACACAGGGCGCAGCATGCCACAGCCCTCGAAATTAGAGCCGGTTCTGTTAAGTGTGAGCATAAGCAGCTTGTTTGAAGGTATAGGCTCTGGAGTCTTGCCGACTCCTACAACCATCTGCATTACACCATCAAGCTTTTGATTGTCGCGCGACAGCCAGCGCAGATGCGCCGAGGGCTCACGATCTGCATACAGATCGAGCCACACTTTGACCTTGCCATTTTCATCAGGCCCGACTTTATAGATCTCTTCTGCGTAGCGATAACCGAGCGGCACAAACTCAAGCAGGTAGCTGAGTTGATCTTCCCAGCTTGCAGACATCTGCCCTGCATAGCCATCGAGCCCGAAGCACTCATTGGCATAGCGTGCATATTCTTCGCATAAAGGATCGTTTTCATCGCCTGCCTCAAAGCGCCACGTCGCACTAAGCAGGGTTTGTCTGAGCATGTGCCATGATCGACGCACAACAGGGTCTGTGCGCAGCATGTCCTCGGCTTCTCTTACCCAATTCAAGCCGGTCACATGAGCATTACGCTCATAGCCTGTGATCATGCCGCCAGAGAGCTGCGTGCCGCTTATGCCTCTAGTTTTAAACCGAGGGTGAAGCGCGCGCATGTGGCGAGGTGTCTCGTCTGTTGATGCTTCATAATCAAGCTTACGCATTAAAGCCTCGTCTCTCTATATCATAGCTAGTGTTGTGATATAGCTGCGATTTGTCAAGCCTAGCCTTTAACTGTCTTCATACCTAGCCAGCTCTCGCATCAAATACCAGAGCGCCTTCTGTAGGTCTTCGCGTGCGTTGTCTTTATATCCAGCGCGCGCCACATACTTGATCACGTTGCCAAGGCAGAAGCCCAAGCCCCAAGCCTCGATCGCGTCTATAACCTCGATGCCGCTTTGCGAGTGATAATGCTTAGGGTGATCAACAGAGGAGCTCACATTCTCTTCGGCTGTCAGATCAACTCTATCGAGCGCAGGGTACTCGCTAGACATCGCGACCTCGCAGGAGCGTCTCAACCTTGCCCTCGAGCTTCATGATCTCATCATGCAAGTCGTCTATGCGCTCGACTATCTGTTTCTGCTCTTCTGCCTCAAGCTCAAAGCGTCTGCTCGTAAACTTGTAGAGCATGTACATCAAGCCAACTGTAACAACTGCGACAAGGTTGTTCGGGTCAAGCACCTTTTCAATCAGCGAGGGTGGTAGTGCAGGGTCTGCCATTAGAAGCTCCTAGATGATGTGTGTATGCCTACTCGCTTGTTGCGATTCGGCTTGCGTCTAGCATAAGATGCTTTGCTGATAGCGTCTGCCCAATAGTGAAAAATGGCATCATATCGCAGCGCATCAAGAGGATCTTCGCGACCGTCTTTTCTAGGTTGCTCTTTGTTATCCCAAGCATAAGACATGAGCGCCTTTCGCAAGCTGTTGCCTGTTGCGCGCTCGCCTTTGCGCCACACCTCGCGCGTGATTAAGTAGCGCGACTGATTAAAAGCCCTCTTGAGCTTTTGCACTCCGTTCAAAATATCGGTGCGCACTGGGTCTGTTGTATGACGCAAGGGCATGCCTATGCCACCCTGCCCGACAGCCTTGGCGATCTCTCTAAAAGCGCTGCGCCCTGTTTGATCATTGCGAGCCTTGCCTGCTTTGTCTGCGCATCCAGTATCGAGCCATATTCGAGCGCTCGGTGCGTTGGCTTTATCACTTCGAGGCCAGGCAACTCGCAAGATCATCTCGCTCAACTGTGAGATTGTTACCTCTTGAGGGTTTATTTCATGCACGATCACTGAAGCCTCGCGAGCCTCATCATACACGATGATAAGCACCGAAGGTTTACGAAACCCCCAATCGATGGCGATTCTGCCAGTCATTTCAGGCTGATACACAAAGTCGTCTATGACGTGCCGCTCGCTGTCAAACTCTTGATAGACCAAGCCGCTCGGAGGTTTGGGCTTGTTGAGCACCATCGCCTCGCGCTCGTCAGGTGGTAAGAGCTTTGTTGCCTCAAACCATTCGTCTGAGAGATTGCTTTGATTAACATAGCTTGTGAACAGAAGCGGCGAGCATCCTGCATCTTCTGCCATTTGACACCACCACGCATCTGCAACCGGCAGACCGACCAGTATTAAAGTCGGTGAAGGCCCAGAGCGCAAACGACCAAGCGCCTTATTTGCAACCTCTGCGCCGAGGGTCTGGCATTCATCAATAAGAGCGACTCCTGATGTAACGTTTATACCCTCAAGAGGATTATGGCTGCTGTCTCTAGTGTTGGGTCGAAAGTACGAGCGACACAGCACGGAGCTGCCTGTGTGCTGATCAGTCCACTGCCTCAAGGTGTGATTATAAACCCACCCTCGAGGCGCTAGCCATTTCTCTATCTCGGGCATGAGTACAGAGTTATATCTAGCGTTTGTGTCTGTCACTAGCAGGCT